CCCCTCGTCTCGTAACCTTTTAGTTGGCCAATAGGCCCTATTAGGTGAAACAATTTCACAGCCATTGTTGCTGCAGAAAAGTGCAGCAACTACAGCAGCCACATCCAAGTGCTGCTTCACCATGGAATAAATTACTTTTCAATAAATTTATTGTCGAACCAATGGGTTTGACCAGAGTTTCGTTCTCTGCCGTAATGCCCCAATGGGGGCTCGTTATTATAGGAAGGTATATTGACAAAAACAGTCTCAATAGAGATTGCTTAAATTGGGATAGAATCACCTTCCAATAGAATCTTTTTCAGACCAATGGGTCTGAACAGGGCTTTTGCCCTGCCCTTTTGCCCCCTCTATGAGGGGGCCCGGAATCAATGGATTCCTTGAACATATATAGGTGTGCGTTTTGTGGCACGTTAAGTGAAAGACACTAATACTTTAATTATTTATGGCTCTATGCTAATGATTTGTTAACCTACGGCAAATCAAGAATATAAATTAGGACGGTAGCGCGTTATTCTTAGCGCGTATGACATATAAATACCGTAATGTTATAAGAAACCCACAACATCATATAGTTACCTTTCATCTTTAAAAAGGCCTCTGCTTATCAACAGAGGATACACTCGTCATGGTGACATAGCAATTTCAAATGAAGGTGTTTTTATAAGAAACACCACCTTAAATGGAAACTCACAGCTAATAAGTCACCAGCTGTGTTTTAGTGTGGTGCATTAGTAACTAGCCGGCCCATAATAATGTTTTCCTCAAAATTTTCAAATACCGTTAGTAAAAGTAGTGACAATAACTTCGTATTGTCCGACCACCTCGACTTAATCGAGGAGGCAGCAGAAGTGCGCTTAGAAGAATTAGAATTGTGCAAATATATGGTTTCTCGTTCGCAAGGACGTAAGGGTTGGCGCCATTTTGCACAGCTAATTAAAGCGGCGAAGAGGTACATAGCATTGCGAAGAAGTCGCAATCGCTATGGAGTGTTAGTTAGTCATTTCAGAACTTTTTTAAAGTTTGATCTTGCTTCTTGGTTTACCAAGAAGGACCATCAATTTCTTTGGAGCAATGGAATTGACATCTATCCTATGCTTAGATTGCTTGGAATTAGACCCAAGTGTTATGAGCTGGATATTGAGGAGGTTATGGTTTCAGTTTTCAACTGGAATTTTTATCAAGTTATAGATAATGTGGATTACGATATGGACCGCTTATTGTGGTGCAATCGTGATCGTATAGCTTGTAATATTCGAGGAGATGATAAAGATATTCCTTTTGGAGTGTCTTGTTGCTCAGAAACTGAAAACAAGGTAGATAGCCCTTTTGCAGCATTGAAGTATGTTATGGTTCCTCCAGCATATGTGACAGCAAATAGCATTTTTGGACAGGTTTTAAATACTATGGGAGTAGAGACTCATCCCTTGCTTAATAATATATTAAGCAATGTGGAAGCTGTACTTCTATTTGTATACTCTCTGCCTTCATGTGATAGTTTGACTGACATTTGTATGGAGCTAGCCAAGCTCTTTAAAATGATGCATGTTTCCGCACAGCTAGCAATAGATTATGTGGACATAAGTCGAGTATTGTTGCTCCTTATGAAGAGGCGATTTTTCGGGTCTACCCGAGGAGTATCGGATGGGGAGTTCATTTCTAATCCTTTCGTTAAAGCCAGGGAGTGGCTTGAGAATGGACCTCTTGTTGGAGAGGGTCCAGCGCGTTGGTGTATGAACATCTTCACGTTTCTAGTTTCACTGACAGTTTTGCCAAAGAATCTCAAGAATCCCAATTTAATGGGTTTTCTTGATGCAATGGACAGAAGTAAGGCGATGTCTGCAGCAGATTCGTTGTTGCACGTTTTAGGAGGTGCATATCAGTACTTGATGTTTGGCGATAAATCCTGGATGGTTACCAAAGACAGCTTCAAACTGTGGTATGAAAAAGTTGTGAAGCTACAGAAATACGTCACTAATCTGACAGAGATAGAAGAAGGCAAATGTGAAGAGTACACTTCCTTGAGAGAATTCGAAAAGGATTTGTATGAAGCGATTTCACAAGGAGATGAGTTGTTGGCAACGGCCAACGACTATGTCAGAGTGACGTTGAAATCACACGTTTATAGTTCGGTGAGAACTCAGAATCAGAACCTGATTCGTATTCACAAGTTGTTCCGACAATATTTGTGTCAGTCCTCAATTCGGGCTTGCCCATATAGTTTGGCAATTGTTGGAGAGCCAAACATTGGGAAGAGTTCAATTGTAGGAATTATAGATCAACAGTTTTGCGCTAAGTTTGGCATTTCACGTGTCGCAAGCAACAGGTACCCAAAACCGGCGTCAGATACGAGATGGGATGGCTATAGAGGTCAGCAAGTAATATTGCAAAATGACATTGATAAGCTTAATCCTACACGCCCTGATGCGGCAAAGGAAGCGCTTGATATGCAAAACATGTGTGACAATAAACCCTATGTTGTTCCAATGGCGGATTTGCCAGACAAGGGAGTTGTTTTGTTTAGAGGGGAATTGATTCTCACAACTACAAATAGTTTGCCTCTAAAACTTGATGGGATTTTTACCGATGTTGATGCAATCAATAGAAGATTTCCCCTTGGTATTAGAGTTAAACTCAATGTGCCTAAGGAAAATGGTACCGTGCCTAAATTTGATTATACAGATAAGGCACGTCTCCATGAAATTTACAGGTTCGACATTGAGAAGTACAGAGCACGAACGATTTATGAGGTAGTGGAACATGATTTAACTGTTTCGCAAATGCTACAGTATGTCATGAAGGACGCTGAAGTTTTCCGCTCACGTCAGGAGCAGGTGATTAAGAACTATCGACTCCTTGAACACTCTCAGCTGTGCCCGTGTGGCTTGCTGAAAGAGTTGTGTATGGAGTGTGGAGGACCTCAGTTCGTAGAAACTACACGATTGTGCGACTGTGTGGGCGGATGCGAAATTTGCCATCTTGATGCTGTGCAATGTTGTGACACTTATTTTGAAGGACCTGATGAAGGGCCTAAGGGAGTTACATCCCTGGATTTCTTTATGGGCATTCATAACAAGTTGTCAACACGCAATTTTGCGCGCTCGTCATGGTTATTCCGTGACCCACACAAGCCCACTTTAGTGGAAACTTATTTGAGTTTTCCCCGATTCTTGAGGACCAATGTGGCTAAGTTGATACTCGCTAAAGACGATATGGCACTACTCGATATTGTTGAGAAGGATTTTGTGGCAAAGTGTGTAGATAAGTTCACGGTTAAAAACCGAAGAGCATTTGTTTATGGATTTTCGAAGAAAGACAGAGTGTTGGCCAACAACTATTTTGTTATTCTAGATGTCTGTTACACTGTACTCAAAGGTGTTATGGCTGTTGTTCTACCTCTCACTCTCTACAAATTGCTCAAGAAGAAACCACCACCAAAGCATCCTATACAAGGAGCAGAAGAGGTTGAGTTTGAGGAAGAAGAAGAGCAATATGTGCTTCGAGGCGAAGATGAGGATACCACGGGAAAAGCGTGGTTGGAATCAGATGTACCCTTGTTGTCAATGGCGCAGATGAGTGTCACCCTAGATGATTATGATGTGAGGGTTCCCAAGTGCATGTTTAAGGTGAAAGTTAGAGGAAACGAGGATCAAAATGCATGTGCAATGCATCTAAAAGATGGTTTCTTTTTAACTGTGGCACATTTGTGTCACACACCTCATATTTGTGTGTTTATCAAAGGAAAAGAGTTTCTAGCGGACAAATACCTGTTGCTTAAGGACTCGCACGAGAAGGATTTGTGCATTTTTCATTGTTCAGGAATTAACATGAAAATTCCGGACATGTTCAAATATGTGATACCAACGCTACCGCATGTAAAGTTCTTGAACTTGAGAGCCTACTTATATCAAGGTGGAGAGATGGATGTTACCTTAATGAGGAAGCAGTTGACGTCAGGGACAATAATGGACAGGCTTCGTTACCGAGTTGCCATGAGTGATGAATATCAATATTGCAAGCAAGTTTGCGTGTTTGAAGGCATTGCTCCAGATGGAACTTGTGGTTCGCCCGTACTTTCAGTTGTGGGCAACCATGGGGCGATTATAGGAGTTGTTTTCGCCTCTGCATTGTCAACCCATCAGGTGTATTCTGTGTGTTTAGACCAGAAACTTTTGGGATCAGCGATGAGTGTGCTTGGCGGAGGAGTGCCCAGAGGAGTGAGCACTGCTGTTGATCCGATGTATCTCTATGAGGGGTGCCCAAGAATACTACCGTTGTATGAGCACTCATTTATCAACTATTGTGTTAATAAGCCAAAGTTGGTGTTGGGTTCTATAGAACAGTATGGACAAACTCAGAGGTCAAAGGTTCTTAGGAGCATTTTCTTCGATATAGTGGATCCTTTGGTCCCTTTGGAGGAGAAACACACGATCCCTCAGTTTACTTCAGAGAGAGGAACTAGGCTCTATGAAGGAAAGCAAGTCAACGTTCATGTTTACAATGGCGAGCTTATGTTTGGTCCAAAAACTCAGTTCAATCAGCAAGAGATTACTCAAGCTGTGTTGAGCGTCAAAAAGGAATATGACATTGATGTGGACAATGGACCTATTTCTTGGTTCGATACCATAAATGGGTGGCAAGGAGAACCAAGACTAAAGATGAGCACATCATTCGGATTTCCCCATCGGGGGCAGAAACAACAGAGAATGGTAAAGATTTCTGACACAGAATGGGAGTTTGTGCCTCAAGACATGGCAATAATAGAAAGAATGGACGGAAATTATCGTCACGGAATTCGTTGTGCGCCAGTGTTTATAGGGTCATACAAGGATGAGCATATTTCTATCAAGAAGAATAACATGGGAGGACTGCGAATGTTTCAAGGTAGCTCTGCTCTTATGCTTGTTGTGATGAAGAAATACTTTAATCCCTTCGTGGTGGCTTTTAAAAAGGCAGGGCTAAAAGCTGAACATGCCATAGGTCAGAATAGTTTTGGGCCTTTTTGGACAGAAATGGCCAAGCGGTTCCTTAACCATGGAAGTAGAATTATTGATGGCGACTTCAAAAAGTTTGATAAGAAAATGCAGAAAGAGATTGTTTTGGCGGCTTTTGAGATTATCATTTATTTCTCTGCTCGAGGCGGCAAGTTTGCACCTGAGGACCTGCTAGCAATGCGCACAATTGCGCAAGATGTGGCAGAATACGTGTGTTTGATGAGGGGCGACCTAGTGGTGGTGGAAGGTAATCCATCCGGACAGCTACTTACGACAGTGATAAACTGTTTGGCAGACGCTCTTTATTTCCGCATGGCCTGGTTTCACTACTACCCTAGAATTGAATTTTCCGTTGGAGTTTGCGCTTGCTTTTATGGAGATGACTCTGTCATAGCGGTGAGAGATGGATATGAGTTTTCCCACTCAATGATAGCGCAGTATTTCGCAGCACATGGGTTAGAATATACTACGGCCCAAAAGACAGGACAGTCGTATGAGTACTCCACGGTTGATAAAGTGGATTTTCTCAAGCGAAGGTTCAGAGCTTACAGCTTCAGAGGGGAGGTCATTTACCTTGATCCTCTGGGTCTACTGTCAGTGCTTAACATGCTTTGTTGGACGAGAGCCGGGCAATTAGATGAAATTTCCCGTAGCTATGAGGCACTTATGAATGTCGAACGTGAGATCATCAGACAGGATGGAGAGAATGAGCGCATAATCCGTAAGGTGCTTGACGAATGTTGGACACTGTTCGAAGAGCGTTATCGCTTGGGAGGACGGAAACAGTTTAATCTGGAGGATGAATTGGCCTACTATTTTTATGGGGAGCCACGTCATGATGTCCAATTTTCAAGCGATGCCTTTGGAATGGATGGTGTGGATTTAGACTAAAGGATTTATTGTTCTTTGGATCTCATTTAGTCCCCGGGGTGGGACTCTAAATATAGCTCCAAGCACTTAAAAATGAGTAACAAAGAACATGGAGAAGGTAATCTCGAAGTCAAAATTCCAACCGTATGGCAAGGTCAGAGCCATGGTTTTAGACAGCCTTTGTCTAGTGAACGATCACACGCTTGTGATCCCTTTGGAGAGGAGGTACCTCTCTTAACTTTGTGTAGTGACATCAGCAACAGTGTTAGGGTTGACTCTGCTGCTCAGGCGAAATTTGTGGATTCTGGTGAAATCGTTACTAATGATGAGAGTGACAGTCACCTTCTGGGACTAGAAGTACTCCCAGGACATCAGGGGTCAGATCTTTCAAAAATCTTGTCCCGTCCATTAATTATCTACTCTGGAACATGGACCTACGGAGCGGTGGTAAGCCAAACCCTAGATCCATGGTCTCTCTTTTATGCTAACCCAGTGGTGCAAAGTGTTATCCAACACTTCTCACTAATTAGGGCAACCATGAGAGTTAGAGTGAAATTGAATGGAACCCCATTTCATATGGGAAGAATGTTCATAGGATATCGTCCAGTTTTCAATGCACAATCCGCGTGGTTGGGTACCGCTGGGTATACTAACGAAATGGAGCTTAGTCTGGTCTCACAGCTTCCAGGTACGCAACAAAGACCAATCAGCCCAAACAAGAGCGAGTCTTTCGAGATAGTTCTTCCCTGGTTTAACAGGAAATTGTATGCAAATGTGCAACAGGCAATGGCTGGAAATGAATCGTTGGGACTTCTTAAATTTATGTCTCCGATGGTTTTATCTTCAGCAAATGCTGTGGCAATTGATGCCTATTATACTGTTTTTGCTAGTTTAGAAAATATCGAGTTGTTAGTTCCAGTACCAATCGGAGTTTCTTCAACGTCCACTGGAACATTTCAGAAGATCGCAAAGGCTATTCTCACTGAGGATCACTCAGAGGATCAGCCTGATGGGACCATCTCTTCAATTACAGCTGCATTCGCGAATTCTATGGGAGCACTCACAAAAGTGCCACTCATCCAAGAGCTCGCAATCCCTGGAGAAGCAGCATTCAGAAATGCAACCAGATTTGCAAAATGGTTCGGACTTTCACGACCGCCAGTCTATACAGATACAATGTATGTGCGGAATCAACAAATGTCCCATTATGCCTATACTGAAGGTGCTGAAACTATTGCCAAATTGACATACTCACCCAAGCAAGCAATTACTATTGATCCATCAACCGTGGGGTTAGCCCCAGTGGATGAGATGGACCTCGATTATATTAAAATGCATTGGTCTTATGTCACCCAATTTACTTGGTTGACTACAGATGCACCAGGCACTAGCTTGATGCAAGTTGGAGTTTGTCCTTATTTGGTGAACAGTGGTGTGAGAGATGCGTTGTCAGATGTGAGACAGTTCACCTCAGTGGCTCAAGCCGGAGTTCCATTCTCTTATTGGAGAGGAGGGATGGAATACTTGTTTGTTCTTGCTCAGTCACAATACCATTCAGGTCGTTTGGCGATTACTTACCATCCGACCGGAGTGACCCATTTTCCACTACAGTCTAATCAACAGTACGTGCAATATTGTGATATCAAGGACTCAGATGAGTTTCCGGTAACCGTTCATATGGCACAGGATGTTGCTTATTTGGACAATCCAACCATGAACACTGGAGTTTTGTTTGATCCACTTGGTATTATATATAACGCCAATACCATGAATGGTTCATTGCAAATTTCCGTGCTCAACAGGTTGGTTGCTCCCAATGCGGCTGCCAATGTGCAAATATTGATGTTTGCTCGAGGAGCAAAAGATTTGGAGTATAGGGCTCCGAGAGGAGACATCAACCCAAGTAACAATTACTATCAAAACTACCCTTTTGGAGTTTCAAGTGTATCAGCTGGAACTTTTGTTGGAGCGGATGACAGTATGAATGAATCAGCTCGTCTGGTTACCTATTTTAATGACAAGGTGCCATCGTTAAGAGCATTGTTCAAGAGATATCAATTTCATAGATCTTTGCAAAACTTGACTGCTGGCAACAGTTCGTTCATAAGGACTTTCATAATTTCATTTCCGTTTCCATACATATTCTACAAGCCAGTCTTGTGGGGTACTAGCTACTATAATAATAACACGGGGAACATTCAAGTAGTTACTCCTTTGGTAACACTATTTCGAGGTTGTTATGCTGGATGGAGAGGAGCATTTCGAAGGAAGGTGATTTTGGGATCGTCAGGAGTAGTCTATGAAATGTCTGCAACTTATGACCCATTGGGTTTATCAACCGCACCTGCCACTTACCCTATGGTTGTATCTGCTGGCGCCAACACTGCTCCATTTTCGCTCAATATCTTTTCGAGTTTAGAACGCAATGGAATAAACGGTGTTTATGGTGTTGATGGAAAGAACCAAAGGGTTCTGGAGTTCGAAATACCTTTCTATTCAAAATACAAGTTTGAGACATGTGATTTTGCTCAAGGTTGGCGGGATGGATCTACTCAGATCCAACATTTGGCTTCTGTTGGAATTGCGAAAGCAAACCAAACTGATCCAAATACCGTGACTGAGACAAAAGAATACGTTGCCACTGGAGAGGATTTTTCTTTCCTGTACTATCTTGGTGGAATGGTTGTAGTCGTGGGTGACTAAACAAAAAGCCCGTTGTTGTAGTGACACAGCAACTCAAAACAAAAAGCCTGC